TATAACCATATAAAAACTTTATTCTAGTTGATGGTTTAAGTTGATGCTCTTCAATAGGTTTATTTATATCAAACCAAATCTGTCTATCTGGTTTACCTATTGCAGATAATCTTAAACCTTTCCTATCTCTAGGAACGTCATATAAAAATTCTTTAATATGTACCTTTAGCATTTCACCAAAAGTATCTATATGTTTATCTACTTGTGCTTCATCCATATCTATAGGATCAAGACTAAATAAATTATATATATCTTCTACAAGAGTATCAATAGTTTTCATTGTAAAATGGGGGAGCAGTGCAGAGAGGAAACACCACTCCCCCTCTCCTTAGTTAGAAGGGAACTGAGGCTGACTCTTGTACATAACCACCGTCAACCGGGGCAAAGTCTTCCTCGCTATTTGCGTATTCAATAAAATCTACAACCTGAACAGCAGCAAGGTCAGCGGATATGCCAGACCTACCAGCATAGTCCCATTCATAAGGAATGGCTTTTACATTTACAAGACTGCCATTGGCAATCAACTTATCATCCCACAGATTATTTTGTGAGTCCTTAACGATAGGAGCTTTACGCTCTGTACCATCTTTACGCATAACTTTACGTTTGATGGTAACAAAGTCACCACGATCATCACCTTTGTTTGTTATCTTGAGATTAGCTCCCTCAATAACAGAACGGTTATTATCGTCTACCTCAATCTGTATTGACCATACTGGGTCAAACTTTGTATTGGGTTCAGTAATTGAAGCGTAGTGACATTTTCCTGTAATGTAAATTGGATCATTCATGATCTTTATGTTCTCCATTTAAGTTGCACTGGACTATTCCAGCCTTGATTGTCTAGTAACTTATACACAATAGCATACCATAATTTAGTTGTCAAGTAATTTAATGTGTTTCTGCCCAATTATTTCCAACTTTATAATCAGAGTCTAAGTCACATTTAAAATTAAATATTTTTTGTGTCTGGTACATTGCCTCCTTTGTTAGTTTACAGAATCTCTGAACATCTGGTTTAGCTACCTCAAACTGGTACTCATCGTGAACAGATGCTACCAACTTTGCATCAACTCCAGATCTTCTAACCTTTTCATTTATCTGCACAAGCCACTGCTTGCAGACTATAGCACCAGCACCCTGTAGTAAAGTGTTTAGTGCTGCATGTTCTGATCTAATGTGTAGTCTTCTACCATCAAGACCTTTAATAGTTCCACTCTGAGCAGCCTCTGCTACATTTGATCTTAGCACTTTCAAAGCTGGCATATTAGATAAGAACTTAGATATTAATCTTTGTCCTGTAGAGGCAGAACCACCAACAACTTTACCTATCTTAGCTGGTCCCGCACCATATAGAAAAGCATAGATAAAAGTCTTAGCTTGATCTCTAGTTTTTAATCCTGCTGCTCTTTGATTAGCAGTATGTACGTCACCAGTTAAAACCTCCTCTGTAAAATTAGTATCGTTCATATAGTGTGCAAGACATCTGAGTTCAAGACCACTTGCATCAGTGCCTATAAGTTTATGTGTGTCGCTGTTTGACACTCCCCATAGTGCTCTACATTCTTTTCCATAAGGACTATAGACTGCTGGCACT